TTTGGTACTTATACCAAGCGGAACAAAGACAGGTAAAGTGTTTAGCCAAAAGCCTGTAAGCGGTGATGGTGATTTTACTTTCACTCGTGCAAGTGCTGCTACGAGAGTTAATGCAGATGGTAATATAGAGAAGGAGACTCAAAACAAACTCTTGCGGAGTAATAAGTTTGATACTACTTGGGGTACAACAAACTCAAGTGTAACAGGAGGTCAAAGTGGATACGATGGTAGTTCGGATGCTTGGCTTTTAAATGTTACAGGAGGTACTTGTTGTCAGCAAATTGCTCAAAATGTAAGCGTTAGCGGCGTGAATACATTTTCTGCTTATGTTAAAAAAGGAACAAAGGAAGGTTGTTTGCTTTATGCATCAGGAAGTGGTAATCCTTATGTTGATTTTAATTTAGCAACAGGAAGTGTCATTGCCCTCAAAAATGGTGCAATTGATGCGAAAATAGAATCAGTAGGCAATGATTGGTATAGATGCTCTGTTTCATTTACGGGTTCAATTAATCAAGTTCGTATTTATGTGGCTGATGCATCGGGTGGTATTAGTCAAACAAGCGGAAACATCTACATCCAAGATGCCCAACTTGAGCAGGGACTTGTAGCAAGAGACTACATAGAAACAACTGCTGCTGCCGTAGAGGGAGGTATTACTGATAATGTACCAAGATTGGACTATACGGATAGTTCGTGTCCTGCACTATTGTTAGAGCCACTACGGACTAACTTAATTTCACACTCGGAATACTTTGGTGCGAGTTCTTGGAGTAAAGCAAATGTTACATTAACGAGTAATAATACAATATCTCCAGATGGCAAACAAAATGCATCTAAAATAGAAGCGACTGCATCAGATAGTTCTTTGCAAGATTCAGTAGCAATAACATCAGGCACAACATACACCTTTAGCGTATATTTAAAGACAATTAGTGGTACTTTAAACACAAACATAAGTTTAGGCTCACCTGCATTTCCAAATACAGAGGGCGATGGTGGGCGAACAAAAGAAATTGTAGTAACAAATGAGTGGAAACGCTTTAGTATTACTTCAACATCAGATGCAAGTGCAACATCGGGAATAGGTGTAGGTGGTTTCAATAGTTTCTCAACAGGAGAAGAAGTTTATGTATGGGGCGCACAACTTGAAGCAGGAGCCTACGCAACATCCTACATACCTACCTATGGGAGTAGTGTAACTCGTGTAGGTGATTCTTGTAGCAAGACAGGTGTGAGTGATTTGATTGGTCAAACGGAGGGAACTTTGTTTTTTGATGTAAACATTTCGCGCGTTGCAGGTAACGAAGCAATCGGAACAATAAATTCGGGAGGATATGCTAACCACGCAACAATACAAAGAATTGGAAATACTATTCAATTTGTTAGAAATTCAGCAACACAAAGCGGAGCAACAATAGTAACAAGCGCAACAATTACCGCAGGGCGTTACAAGTTGGCTATTGCATACAAAAGCGGAGATACGGCTTGTTTTTTAAACGGGGCGCAAGTTAGCACTACCCAAGCGCAAACCTTTACTAATGCAACTTTAAATGTGGTAAGAATTAGTGGCGATGCTATTGGAGCGTTGCCGATAAGTGATAGCTACAAACAAGCTCTACTATTTAAGACACGACTATCTAACCAAGAATTAGCAGCACTAACAACAATCTAATATGAAAACATTTAGAAAATACTCATTCGGCTCTAAAGGAGCAGCAACTACTAAACTGAATGCCTTACCTAAAGATGAGGAAGGCAACCCTACGCATAGCCACGCTATCGTACATCTCGGTAATCTCGTAGAGAAAGAAGGTACATACGATGATGAAGGTGAAGTAATCACTGAACCTGTACTATCTTCTACCTACCATATAGATGTTCTATGGGATGGTGAGCCTGTAGAGTCTTGGGATAGTGCTATGGTATGGTGTGCGCCATTAGGCGTTCATACTTTCGGTTCATCTTCTGCTATTGCGGAATGGACAGAGGCTTGTAAGGAGTTGCATCCTGAATACTTTCCAGAGCCAGAAGAAAATCTGATCAATGGGTAAGGATCGTTACAATGTTCCTCAGGACAAGAGGAGAGGATGCCTGTGCAAAGATGGGAAGAGATATTCCAGAGAGTGTTGCGAAGGTGATTACATGAATCAGGGTATAGGCAAGATCTACAAAGATGAAACTGAGTAAGAATCTAACATTAGGGGAGGTTACAAAATCAGCAAGTGCGATAAAGAAAGGTATCTCTAACGAGCCTACTATTGATCACATGGAGAATCTAAAGCTAATAGCAGAGAATATCTTTCAGCCATTAAGAGATAAGTTTGGAGTGCCTATTGGGATAAGTTCTGGATATCGCAGTCCTGATCTTAACAAGGCAATTGGAGGTAGTATTACATCTCAGCATTGCAAAGGACAAGCACTTGATATTGATGCTGATATGTTTGGTGGTGTAACCAATAAGGAGATCTTTGATTATATTAAAAACTCGCTAGACTTTGATCAGTTGATCTGGGAGTTCGGTGATAAAAACAACCCATCATGGGTGCATTGTAGTTTTATAAGTAACGGCAATCGTAGACAGATCCTACGAGCCATCAAGAAAAACGGAAGAACAGGATATGAACTTTATTAAGATCTTCAAGGACAATAATGATTGGAATGAAAAGACCATCATTGGATTTATGTCGTTTGCAGTTATGGTGGTGGTAATGATTGCTGATGTGGTTACAGGTGCATTTGGAAAGGATCTAGCGATCAATCAATTTACCTACAACTCATTTGTGTTTGTAACATTAGGCAGCTTTGGAATTGCAGGTCTAGAAAAGGTAGCTAAGAGATGACAGAGACAGATATCAGATTAATCCTGCTTAACGCAAGTACATTTGCGATTAGCTTCGCACATATAGAGATGGCATTGAAGATTGCGCTGCTCCTAATCTCTATAGGATATACTGCGCAGCGTTGGTATCTAATGCACAAGGGCAATGGCTCAGGAGAATAAGACTTTTCTAAAAGAAAATTGGTCAATGTTGATCTGGCTTGTTGCAGCAGTCTTTGCAGCAGGTGGTATTTATGCTGAGTTCTCATCCCTAAAGATGGAGTTGAATGTAGTTCATGAAAGATTAGATAAAAAGATTCTAGTCATAGAGAATCTAGAGGGAAGGATTTACGATATTGAAAAACACTTAGAATACGAAAAAGGATATAATGAATCACAAAGAAACAAGCCAAGATAGTTTTGCAGACTTCGTTAATGAACTAACAAACCTAGAGCAACCTAGTTGCAACATTGATAATCCTGAAGATTGCGAAGCATGTGGATCGTAATAAGAGCAGTTCTAATAGGGCTGCTTTTTTGGTCTTGTGGTGCGAAGTATCACCTAAATCGTGCGATTGCAAAAGATCCTCAGATCCTAGATTCAGTTGCCCTGAAAGTGGACACTCTAATCATAACTCAAAAAGAAGAGGTTAGAGACACTTTAATTCTTGAGAAAGTAGATACTATCACTTTAGAGAGAAACGGCATTAGAATTGATCTTAGGAGGGTATACGACACTATAGAGGTAGATGTTCAATGTCCTAGTGATACTATCAGGATCCAGAAGGAGATTAAAGTACCTCAACTTGTCTATCAGGAAAAGAACTTTGATAGGAAGTATCTATATATGTTGATTATCTCAATAATCCTTTCTACCTTCGGTCTTATTAAATTACTTAAGTAATTATATATTATATATATATTATACTACTCTGAAAGAGTAACTAACTATAATACTATATATTACTCTCTTACAGAGAGAAACTATGACTAGAAGACAAAAAAGTATAGCTATAGAGATGGGTAAGTTAGAGGATGATTACAATAATCACTTCTTATCGCATTTTGGATTTCATGATGAACAGAGATCTGATCATTCTAATTTCTGGAAGTATTATCAAACAGATCAGAGCATATGACAATGAGAGAAGCACAGACTTTAGCAGTTAGCCTTAATGATAAGGGATATACTGCTTGGGCAGTTCAGGGGTTTAGCGTTAAGCTAACAATCAATGGAGTAGTATACGAAATTAAAGAAGCAGATGAGAGATCCTAACATTGATAGATATCTTCACAAGATGGCTATGTTATTCCAGAACTTAGGATCCGAATCAACTCCTGAAGAAAGGATCTACGCTAAGGAAGAAGAGAGAAGATACTTAGGTAGAATAGCAGAGATTGATTCAGAGTATGCTGAGAGATTAGGATATGACTGATCATACTAAAATAGAGATAATCTTAGGCAAGATCCCTAGCCTAAACAAATTCTACTCCTCACCTCATTGGACATTCAGATCCAGAGAGAAGACTAAATGGAAGGAGATCATTTCTGATCAGTTAGATTATGACTTTCAATTTGAGTATTGCGTAATTACTGCAAAGGTCAATTACAGGTATGATCTAGACAATTGCATAATGGCTATTAAGTTCACTCAGGATGCATTGGTTGATGCAGGAATGATAGCAGATGATAATAAGAAGTTCATCAAGTCAGTTAGGATAGAACCTGCTACAGACATCCCTAAGGATTCATCAGTGATCCAGATAGAGGGAAAAATAATTCACAAACTTTTTTAATAATTCTTTGTAGTCTCAGATTTTATTCTTTTCTTTGAAATATCAAAAGAGAGAGAGATATGAAATCAATTAAAATCACAAAAGGCTTTTACAAGATCAATCACCCAAAAGGTCTAATTTACATTGCTCACGATAAAGATGTAGAAGGAGAATGTAAATGGAATGTATGGAGCGATGACTTTGAAATTTTAGAATTTATGGATGGCCTTTGGTATACCAAGAAAGAAGCCTTAGATATGATTGAATCAGAAATAAATTAAATAGAGATATGAATACAGAGAACATTTATCAGATCATTGATGATCTAGAAGGATTCGCAGAGAGAGTAGGAAGCGAATGGATGAAGGAAAGACTAGCAATGCTAGAGGTGCACATTATTAATCAATCAAGTAAATAATCATGAAGAAAGCAAAAGTAGTTGCGGTTAATCCGCAGGGAGATTATCAGTTAAAGGATGGAAGAACTTTATACAAGTTCGCTCTAACATTTGACAATGGAGATTCAGGAGAATACTCTTCAGTTAAACCAGATCAGACTAAGTTCGTAGTTGGTATGGAAGCAGAGTATGAATTGAATGCTACTCAATATGGTAATCGCATCAAGCCTGTTTACAATCAGGGCGGTGGTTTCTCAGGTGGTGGATATTCTGGAGGTAGTTACTCTTCAGGAGGAGACACTAAGCAAAAGATGATCGTAAAGCAATCCTGTTTAAAAGCAGCAGTTGATCTCTTAAAAGACAAAGGTGCTAAGAGCACAGATGTTCTAAAGGTCGCTGACTCATTTGTGAGTTGGGTTATGGAAGAGGATAAGCAGGAGACTACATATGATAATCACTTCTCTTCCAGAGAGGAAAAGATAGAGGTAGCTAATGCTATCGTAAACGGACAAGCAACAGATGATAACTTACCATTCTAGTTGATTGATTGTGTTAGGTAGAGAGGGGTAGAAATACTCCTCTTTTTTTTTCTCAGGATCTGAGATATTAAAAATGTTTGTTAAATTAGAGGGATGATACATAAACACATAATACAATCAAATAAGACTCTACGCTATCTAGAGAGAGCAAGAGAGGGAAAGATAGCAGAAGCATCAAGATTTGGTGCGCCAGAGATAGATGAATATCTAAGATTCAAGAAGGGAAACTTCGTAGTAGTAACAGGACACGCTAATGTAGGAAAGACTCACACGATGACATACCTGCAATTACTACATACCTTAGAGAATGGAACTAGATGGCTGATCTATTCTTCAGAGAATGAGGTTCAATCACTCCAGAGAAAGATCATTGAATTTCTAGCAGGAAAGCCAATCAATCAGATTGATGAGCAGACCTTCTGGAGACATCACGCTTTTGTTGAAGGACATTGGGCGTTTATAGATTCAGAGTTAATCGTTAATGCTTTTGAGTTATTAGATATTGCTAGAGAGATCTATGATGCTTGGGAGTTTCAGGGAATGATGATAGATCCTTATAACTCGCTAACGATAAAGAAGGAAGATGTAGGTAAAGGGATCACAACGCATGAATACCATTACGAGGTAACAAGCCATATTAGAAAGTTCTGTAAGGAATATGGTGTAACGACAATAGTCAATACGCATCCTGCAACACAAGCACTAAGACAAGTTCATAGAGGATCTCATGAATATGTAAATCATACGATGCCACCTATGGCTAGTGATGTTGAAGGTGGTGGTAAATTCGTGAACCGCAGTGATGAATTCTTTGTGATCCATAGATACACACAGCATAGTCAGGATTGGATCTTTACAGATATCCATGTAAGGAAGGTAAAGGAGTTAGAATCTGGAGGTAGACCTACTCCATTAGATTTACCGATCAGGATGGAATCTACAAATGGAAACTGCGGTTTTAGGATGAGCGGAAAAAACTTAGTAACTAAAGAAACACAATTAGATGGATCTCCATTTTGAAGGTAATAGGCTATACTATATGGAAAAGGAAGCAGAGTTATATCAGGCTCTGGACTACCTAAGTAAAGAATTAAGTGATCAGGAATCAATGACTAAAGAACAAATGTGGGAGGTGTTTCATATCTGTGCTGATACCGCAGCAGTCTATAGACATATAACAGATTACTTTACGACTCTAGATAAACTGATCCTAGATGCTAGGATTAAGAATGGGAAATTGAAGCAGGAGTTGTATGATCTGAAGAAAGAGAATCACAAATTAAATGAGATGCTAAATAGAGAGATGGATGGATTTTAAAAGAAAGATGCTCAACGGACAGAGGTTTGAGATCAATAGTATGGAGTTCGTGTGTATGGAGACTCATGCATATCTTCAAACGAGAACCGATCAGGAAGAATCAGATATTGATGTAGGATCTAGTTATTACATAGTCAGGAACACATCAACAGGGAGGCTACACAGGATCCCATTTCAAAAGATAATAGATAAAGAAAAAGAGATAACATGGAAGATTTAAGTAAGATATTGAAGGAGTATTATGATGAGATCAATCTGATCCCTAATGATAGCAGAGAAACAGAACAGGTGTATGCGAGATCTGCTATGATGGTGTCAATGAGAAAGTATATGACCTTGATGCAGATCGGTAGGATCTTTGATAAGAATCACGCTACAATACATCACGCAGTAAAGAATCACGAGATAAATCATGATTGGAGTGAGTTGTATAGATTCTACTTCTCAACCGCAACACAGATGCTTCTGGATTGCCCTATTGAGAACATTCAAAGTGATAACAGACTTCAGGCTCAGTTCACTAGACAGAAGATGAGAATTGTAGAACTAGAGTATGAAGTGCAGAAATTAACACTCAAGTGTCAGGAATTGCGTGATAATTGCAGTATATTACGAAAACAGAATAAAAACTTTAAAGAGTTGATAAATGCAGATTGAATTTAGCCCTTTATATGGATTGATGTTTGGACTTAATTATGCTTACTATCCTGAGGATATTGAGCGTAAGCCATTGCACCTGATCCAGATGGGGCTAGGTTTAGTTATGGTACAAATAGCATGGGAAGAATAGAAACATTCTACAGGAAGAATTTCAAGAGACTCACAGGATTTATTAAGGAATATACTGATGGTTCTTATGAGATTGCATCTGACATAGTTCAGATGGTGTTTCTACGACTTTTAGAATTAGAGAGCGAAGGGAGAACCAACTTTTACGAGGAGGACTCCCTTAACTTTTTTTATGTCTATAGATCATGCATCAATACAGCATTCAAATATCAGAGAGCAAAGAAGAGAATCAACAAGGTATCTCTAGAGGATTTACATATTGACTACCATTTAGATCAGCCATATCCAGAGGAGAAAGCAGCACTTGAGAAACTCATAACGATAATGGAGGATGAGATGAAGGAACTGCATTGGTATGATGAGAAGATGATCAGGATCCATATGGAGGGGACGAGTATGAATCAGATCCATAGAGAGACAGATATAGGTTTAACATCAATTAAGAATACGATCAAGAATGGCAAAGCAAGAATCCACGACAGGCTCAGAGAAGATTGGGAAGACTTCAACAACGGAGACTACGAACAAATCTAAAAGAGGTAGACCTAAGAAGAAAAAGCCTAAAGGCTTAGGAGATACCATTGAGCAGATCACAGAAGCAACAGGAATCAAAAAGGTAGTCAAGGCTATCGCAGGTGAGGATTGTGGATGTGATGAGCGTAGAGATAAGTTGAATAAGATATTCCCTTACTCAAGACAACCTGAATGCTTAGAGCCTGATGATATTGAATACTTAGATTCTGGTGTTTTAAGAAAGACAACTCTAAAGTATGAGGATCGTGAGAGGATCGCTACAATTCATGCTAGAGTGTTTAACCATAAGTTTGACATCCCCTGTACCTGTTCGCCTAAGATCTGGATGCAATGGATGAGAGAACTTCAGGAGTTACTAGATGTCTCTAAATAATTATCTAAAGAAGGGATTGCAACAATCCGATGATAGAACCAATCATTGTATATCCATAGGTAAAGATGGTGAGGCTTTGTTTAAGGAATTAACAGGTGCTATCAAATCGGAACTAGAAGATGATAAGAAGCACATTGACTTCTATTGGGATGGTAAGTGTATTGATGTAAAAGGATTAAAGCCTATGCATAAGCACGGCTTCATTCTTCTGGAGTTTCTTAATGTATGGGGATATCACGGATGGTGTGCTAAAGATTCTAAAGCAGACTACATAGCTTTTCAATTTCCTGATAGGTTCTATGTGTTTAAGAAAGATGATCTCAGACAGAGGGTGATTGACAAGTGCGAAAAGTATAGCCCTGATGTTGTATTAAGGAAGAACAGAGTGAAGCCTTCACAGGGACTTTATAAGTGGATAGGGAGATTCGGAAAGCAGGATGTGTTCACCTATCTAAGAATAGAAGATGTTCAAGATCTTCTAATAGAAGAAATCAAATACTAGAGAAATGATATTGATATTATTTGGGATAGGATTAGGCATTGGTCTTAATCAGATCAGATCACTCAATAGGAGAGTTGATGATCTAGAGGAGTTCATTGGAGAAACTTTTTTTGATGATGATAGTGAGTAATTAAAAATCTTTGTTTATATTTATCTCATCATTTAAAAAGAGAGAGATGAAAAAGATTGATTGGAACAAAGTAGCAGTAGTTGCATTCTTGCAGACTATGGTCATTCTAGGAATGATTGCTATGATAGCAGTATTTGAATTAGTAGAAATCTTAACCTGTTACTCATGTTGATGTTAGATGGTGCTGACTACGATCAGCAATGGTTAATAGATAAGGCAAGAGGTGATGAGTTCTATTATGGAGCATTGAATAAGATAGCATTATCCTCTTCTAGTTGCAAGATGCTTCTAGATAGTCCTAAGACATTCTATAATGTTCAGAAGTATGGATCAGTAGAGTCATCTCCTGCTCTTCTAATGGGCAGGGTGATTCATGTGATGATCTTAGAGCCTCAGAACTTTGATGATATCTTTGAGGTAGTAGATGTAGCTAGTAAGAACACTAAAGCCTTTAAAGAGGCTCAGTTAGATAATCCTAAGACTTGTATCACGAGAAAGGATAAGGAAGCAGGAGATCGTATGGCTGATGCTTTTAACAGGAATGAATTAGCGTTGAGTTATCTATCAGGATCTGAATGCGAAGTTCCTATGATAGATCTGATCGGAGGCTTTCCGTTTAGAGGCAAAGCAGATATCCAGAGAGGAGGAGAGATTATTGATCTTAAGACAACCACAGACTTAAAAGCCTTCAGGTATTCAGCAGACAAATACGGATATGATCTACAATGTTATATCTACTGCAATCTATTTAAGACATCCTACAAGGACTTCACCTTTGTAGTATTAGACAAGTCATCTACAGACATAGGTATCTACGATGTATCAGAGGAGTTCTACAAGAGAGGAGAAGCAAAGTTCAATAGAGCAATCTCTTTGTACAGAGACTTCTTTGTTAGAGGTCAGGATCTAGATACTTACACAATTACAGGGACATTATGAAAGTGCTTGAATTATTTGCAGGATCCAGAAGTATCGGTAAGGTTTGCGATGTTTTAGGATATGAAGTATTCTCTTCAGATATCAATGCTTTTGATGGGATTGATTATGTAACAGATATACTAGACTTTGAGGAAGGACAAGTGCCTTTCATACCTGACATCATCTGGGCATCGCCACCTTGCACAAGCTATTCAATAGCTGCTATTAGTCATCATAGAAAGGATGGAGTAGCAACATCTGACTTCGCTAAGAAGAGTGATATGATGATGGCTAGACTTCAGGAGATATTAGAATACTTCTTAAAGTTAAATCCTGATCTGATCTATTATGTGGAGAATCCTAGAGGGATGCTGAGAAAGATGCCCTTCATGAGTTACTATCCATTAAGACATACATTGACCTATTGTCAATATGGAGATGATAGAATGAAGCCAACAGATATCTGGACAAACAACTTTAATTGGAAACCTAAACCAATGTGTAAGAATGGCGCACCTTGTCATGTTGCTGCTCCTAGAGGAAGTAAAACAGGTACTCAGGGATTAAAGGGAAACTATGAGAGAAGTATAGTGCCTCCGATCCTGTGTGCTGAAGTCCTAATCAGCATATGAAGAAGCATACTAAGATCTATATGAAGCACTTCAATTATGTTCTGGATGATTTCATTCCCTGTGAGATCTGCGGAGGTAGAGCAGTTGATATTCATCATATAGAGAATAGAGGAGCAGGAGGTGCTAAGGACAAGGACAGAATAGAGAACCTAATGGCTCTATGTAGAGCAGATCATATTAAGTACGGAGATGTACCTGATAGAGTTCAATGGTTAAAGGACATACATAATAGATTGATATGAACAAGATGAACCAATTCCTACGCATAGCAAATGCCAGACTAAAGAAGGTGTACCCTAACAAGATGCAGAGAAAGGCTTGGGCTGCTAATATGTGGCGCAGGTATGTTGAGAGACAGAACATAGAACACGACCTTTAACACCAAAGAGAGATGAGTATAACAGATTTATGTCTACGAGATTTAGACGATAACGGAATTGAAAACGACTGACTATGCATAAGTATTTTGACATTGAACTATTCGGATGGAATAGAGTTAAGCCTGATTGGTGGAATCTAACAATCTTAAGAGTGGCTTCAGGTAATTGGAGTTGGCATCTATTTATGATGGAGGAGAATCTTGATGGTTGCTTTGTGGAGTGGTTTAAATTTAACATAAACAAGTAATGAGCAAGAGCGATCAGATCCTAGTGAATAGGAAAAACTTAGAAATGTTTATCAGCATTCTAACACAAGTACATTTAAGAGGTCAGTTATCCAGAGATGAGCAATCGTTCTTAGGAAAGTTCGTAGATTTACCTCCTTCACCTGCTCAACCTAACAGATCGCAGAGAAGGCTAAATCAGAAGATGATCAATCAGATTATCAGAGAGGATCGTAAACGCAAAACAAATGAATAAGGTTATATAGTTATGGAAAGAGTAGACATTAAGCAGGTTAGATCAAACCCTGATAATCCTAGATTAATAAAAGACTATAAGTTTGAGAAGCTAGTAAATAGCATTAAAGAGTTTCCACAGATGTTAGATCTTAGACCTATAGTAGTGAATCAGGATATGATCGTATTAGGAGGCAACATGAGATTAAAGGCTTGTGAGGAAGCAGGACTAACAGAAGTGCCTATCATCTTTGCAGATAACCTTACTCCAGAACAAGAGAAGGAATTCATCATTAAAGATAACTCTTCATTCGGTGAATGGGATTGGGATCTTCTAGCTAATCAATGGAACACAGATCAACTTATTGATTGGGGTATGGATCTTCCAAAAGAGTGGTCTTTAGATCCTGAGGAATTAGGAGAGGACTTTAGCCTAGCAGATGGAGACAGAGAACCATTTCAGCAGATGACATTCAAACTAGCAGATGAACAAGCAGAGCAGATTAAGAATGCTCTAGATGATATCAAGAAACTAGAAGAATTTAAGTATGTAGAAACATTTGCTAATGAGAATTCAAATGGTAATGCACTATATCTAATTATTATGCAATGGGCAGAGCAAAGGAAATAATAGTAAAAGTTATACCAACTCCTGAGGCTAATGCTTTTGTTAAGAAGAATCATTACTCAGGGAAGGTAGTTATGAACTCTGTGCTGCACTTCGGTGCATTCCTAGATGGGAAATTGCATGGAGTGATGAGTTATGGTAATCCTATTGATAAGCGTAATGTCCTTCCATTCGTTAGAGGCACTAAATGGAATGAGATGCTAGAATTGAACAGGATGGCATTTGATGACTATCTTCCGAAGAATAGTGAGTCCAGATGCATAGCGATCAGCATCCGACTGATAAAAAAGAATGCTCCTCACATTAAATGGATACTATCATTCTCAGATGGTACTCAATGCGGTGATGGAACTATATATAGAGCATCAGGATTTGATCTATGTGGAATCAATAAGAACTCCACGATATATAGACTTCCTAATGGAGAAACCATTGCAAAGCATGGAACGAGCAAAAGAGACTTCACAGGAGCAAAGAAGTTGAAAGGCTTCCAATTGAGATACTTATACTTCATAGATAAGAAGGCAAAGGAGAATCTAACTCTTCCTATCATTCCATTCTCTAAGATTGATGAGATAGGAGCAGGAATGTATAAGGGGAAAAAAATAACCCTCCAAGAGAGGAGGGCTACTTAGAGCGGTAGGATGGATTTGCACCTCACCTTCTATCTGGATGATAGATGTGCTACTATTACACTACTACCGCATTTGATAGCTACAATATACAAAATACTTTCAACAAACAATGGACAAAACTGAACAACATAAAAAAGCAATGCTAGAAGCACTAGAGAAATCTCTAGGAGTAGTTACCTCAGCCTGTAAGAGCGTAGGGATAGGAAGGACTACTCATTACTTATGGATGGATAATGATCCAGAGTATAAGAGAGCAGTAGATGATGTATCCAATGTTGCTCTGGACTTTGCGGAATCACAACTGCATCAACAGATTAAAGGAGGGAATCCTAGTAGCACGATCTTCTATCTAAAGACTAAAGGCAAGAAGAGAGGATATGTTGAGAGACAGGAGATAGCCCATGAAGGGCTGAAGACATTCCAGATAGAGGAAGTGGATGAGCAAGATCCAAGTTAATAAAGTCTACGGACATCTTAAGAGATCAGATAAGAAGATAGTAGTAGAACAGGGAGGTACTCGCTCTGGAAAGACATACAACATCCTCTTATGGATTATCTTCTACTATTGTGGGGAGAATGTAGGTAAGACTATTACAATCGCTAGAAAGACCTTCCCTGCAGTTCGCTCATCAGTCATGAGGGACTTCTTAGATATCTTAAAAGGATCAGATCTATATAGAGAGGAGAATCATAACAAATCCAATTCAGAATACATCCTCAATGGTAATCTAGTAGAGTTTATATCTATGGATCAGCCACAGAAGATCAGAGGTAGGAAGAGAGATCTAGCATTCTTGAATGAGGCTAATGAATTGACCTTTGAGGATTGGCAACAAATTGTATTCCGTACCAACGGCAGGATCATTCTGGATTACAATCCTTCAGATACATTCCATTGGATCTATGATAGAGTAATACCAAGAGATGATGCTGACTTCTATCAAACGACATACCTAGATAATCCATTCCTAGATCAGACTATCATAGATGAGATAGAGAGACTAAAGCAAACAGATGAGCATTATTGGAGAGTTTATGGATTAGGTGAGAGAGGAACGAATAGAGCACAGGTGTTTCAGTTCACTACAATTCAGCAGATCCCTACTACTGCTAAGTTCCTTTCGTTTGGTCTTGACTTTGGATTTACTAACGATCCTTCGGCACTTGTAGGATGTTATCAGGAGGGTGATAATCTTTACTTTCAGGAGTTGTTGTATTCAACTAACCTAACAAATCAGGATCTGAACAGAGAATTTCAGAAGCTAGAGATAGGGAGGTATGACGAGATCTTTGGTGATTCCTCAGAGCCTAAAAGTATAGAGGAACTACATAGAATGGGATGGAACATTAAACCTACTCAGAAGGGAGCAGATTCTGTTAATGCAGGGATTGATATGCTGAAGAGATATAAGATCCATATCTTGGGAAGTAATCTCATGAAGGAGATGGAGAACTATAAATGGCTTGAGGATAAGAACGGAAACTTGTTAAACAAGCCTGAAGATAAATACAATCACCTTATTGATGCGTTGAGATATGGGGTGTATAATAAACTAAGCAAACCTAATTATGGGAGATACACAATCCGTTAGCATAGAGATTCCAGAGAATCTATCAGATGTGAAGTTATCTGTATACAAGAAGTTCATACTCATGGCTAATGAGGAGAATGGTGATGAATTAGCCCTATACCATTTCTGTGGATTGACTCCTGCTCAACAGGAAGGGATGAAGAAGAAGGATCTGGATCTGATTAGGAATCAAATAGGGGAAGTGTTATCTGAGAAACCTAACTTGATAAAGACATTCCAATTCAAAGGAAGGGAGTACGGCTTTCATCCTAAGATAGAAGATATATCTATGGGAGAGTATGTTGATCTAGATACATACCTAAAAGAGCCTTACAAGAACGCAGAGAAGGTTTTAGGTGTATTGTATAGACCTATCACTAAGAAGGTATTCGGAAGGCATAGCATTGAGAATTACGATCCAGAGGTGCATGATGGCTTAGGCTTTCAGGATCTATCTGCTGACATCTTTCTAGGTTGTCTGCTTTTTTTTTATCGTATCGCAACCAACTTACAGATAACTTTCCTACAATCTTTGGAGAAGGAGGGGAAGAAGGATATGATGCACAATCTAACTTCTCAAGGAAGTGGGGATGGTATGGAGCAGTACATCAAATTGCTCAAGGAGATCTCTTACGATTTGAAAAAGTAACGGAGTTACCTCTAAGAACTGCACTCACTTATCTGGAGTATGAGATAGATAAGAATGAGGTTGAGAAATCTTTAATGAAAAAAAGTAATTAAAATTCTTTGTCAATTAAAAATTATATCTATCTTTGAATAAATCAAAAGAGATAGAGAGATGAAAGTAAATCTAAAAACATCAGGACAATACATAATCCTTCAGGATGTGTTAGCAAAAGCATTAGAATTAGACTATGATCTACAATGTGCGGAGGTAGGCTATAATGAGAATTCAGGATATATCTGGATGTGGTCAGAGATGCATGACTATACTATTGGTATTGCAGACTATGCATGGCACAGAGGAGAGAATATTCAGATCATTGTTACCTGTCCAGAGACAGGAGAGGAATTCATTGCTGATACTTGGGATGAGGCTAATGCTGAATATAAGCAATGGTGTAAGGAGGAAGGAATTGAGGTTGAATTATAATCAGAGGAGACATGAATTTATATGACAAGTTAAGCCCAGAGGCAGTTAAGGTATTAGATCAGGAGATGATTAAGTACCCATATTCTACAACTGCATTAATCAGAGGATTGAAGGAGAACAGATACTGCTTAGATCTAACATTGAACCAATGCCATAGAGTAGCAGCGGTATTCGGTTTTGAATGCACATTGACTAACATTATAAACTTCTTTGAGTAATGGGATATCTAGATTGGGAATTAGAAAGCCATCAGTATTATCAAGATACTACTTGTGGCGTTTGCGGAGAGTGTACTGATCCAGATTACTACGATTGTAGATGCGAGGATGAAGAAGATGATATACATTTAGGTATCTAGTGGTGGTTCGCTAGATGGTTTGGTTGAGGAGGTCTGTGGTGGATCTCCTCTTTTTTTTATCCCTATTTTAGCGAATAGGGTTTTTTAATTATATGAAGAAGGGATATTATCAAATTACAGAAGCACTAGAGAGTGCTGCATCAGCAAATGATCAGATCAACCAAGTAACTTGGGGAGATATCTTTGATCTAGATTTCAGGAAGCAGGATATGTTTCCTATTGCTCATGTGATGACAGGAACTGCAACTCTAGGAGAGAGAACTATTACATATGAGTTTGATCTTCTAGTCATGGATATCGTAGATTATAGCAAAGAGGCTAAGGATCTATACGAGGGTAATATGATGAAGCAGGATGTGTACCATAGAACACTTGCAGCGATATCTGAGATCCTAGCTACATTCAGAAGAGGATCAGAATATGATGCTTACTTCAGGCTTATAAACGATCCTGTTGCAGATCCTTTTGATGAGGATATGGAAGCTAATATATGTGGATGGAAAGCCACACTACAGATAGAGGCTATAAACCCCAATAACATCTGCTAGATGAAGGGAGAGAACACCAAAAGAGTATTAGATAAGTTCGGGAAGTATCTGGTAAAGGAGTCAAGAAAGAACCTTACTAGAAAGAAGAAGAATGTAACCAATAGCCTGTATGAATCTCTAGACTATGATTTCAAGGCTATGCCTAACTCTTTTGAGTTTGACTTCCTGATGAATGAATATGGTGAGTGGGTAGATAAGGGAAGGAAGGCAGGAAAGAATCCTCCATTCTCATCAATAAGGAAATGGGTAGAAGATCGCAGGATTCAGTTCAGAAGCAACAAAGGTAAGTTTCAGACCTATGATCAAACTGCTTGGACTATAGTAGGTAGCATCGGTAAGAAGGGAATACCTGCTTCTAACTTTTATTCCAGACCATTTCAATTAGGATATCAGAAACTACCTAATGAGATTGTAGAGGCTTATGCTTTAGATGTAGAGGAGTTTCTAGAGTTCACAATAGAAAAATTAAACAAAGAATACAAAGATGGCAGTAATTAGTCCACAAGGCTTAGTAGCCGCAAGATCACCTCTGTTTTTTACTTGGGATGGATCTAACAGAGATAGACTTGATGAGATGGAGTTAAAGATCTATGCGTGGAGTGGTGAGAAGTCTGCTAAACCTTCAACACCAATATATACAATTAACAGATCTTCTGGATTCGTTGATTTTTATCCTACGGCAGACATCGCTCCTTTGCTAGAGAATGAGTTCATAAATCGGATCTCAAAGTTACATAACGATGGGATCGTATTTAACTCTCCTGATTCGCAGTTGTTTGTTCAGATAGATTATGTGTTAGATTGGTTCAATACTGAATCTTCTCCATCAGGTGCAGGAACTGATACAGGATCAACAGAGATCTTCATAGCAACATATGGATACGGAAAATTCGTAGAAGGTGCTAACCATAAGATACAAGGACCATTCCTTCAGGAGAAGATGAGATATGCTTATGAGAAGGATGCGTTCATGCTTCCTATATATCTAGGACTTCAGGGAGAGGGATTGGATATTATCTATGGCTATCGTGATCGTGTAATAGCAGATGGAGGATCTGTTGAATCTTTATCCTGTTGTAATATCGGACTCGCTAACATTAAGGTATTGAATGATGATGGAACAAGTTATCAATATGCAGTAACAGAAGCAGATGTATATGAGACTAAAGCAGAAGAGAGAGTATTATTATTCCCTTCTGGAATTGCGAACCTTTCAAATTGGAAGGCTAATCAAGGATACAGTGGAACAACACCTTACAATGCAAACTATTATGATGTTCAGCTATTGGACGGGTTTAATAGTGTGATTGATCAGGTAAGAATCTACAACGAATGTGAGCCTAAATACGATCCTGTTTCTCTATACTTCGTGAATAGATATGGAACTTGGGATTATGTAACCTTCCTGAAGAGGTCAGATGTTGATCTCAATCTAGAGAAGGAGACATATAGATCAGCAATAGGTAATGCTTCAGCCTCTGGATATACTTGGGGAAACCAAGCAAGAGGAATCAGATCATACAATCACGAGGTTACTCACAAGATGAGTTTGAACACAGGCTTTGTATCTGAAGATTATGCAGAGGTTATGGAACAACTCCTGATGAGTGAGTATGTGTTGATGGTATATGATCGCACAACTGAGAGATCAGGAGTTAAATATGACATATCTCAATCTCAGAGAGCAGTAAACATCCAGACCAATTCATTAAGACTACAGAAACACATCAATGATCGCACTATTAATTATAGCATTGATATTGAGATGGCGAACCCTGAGAACGCAAAGATATGATAGAGATCTATATAGGATCAGAGAAGATAGATACCTATAAGGATGAGGATGTGAATATCACATTGAGCATTCAGAATGTCAGAGACATCTCTAGGCTCTTTACTGATTACACTCAGAACTTTCAGGTACCTGCTTCTAAGATCAATAACGCAGTATTCAAGCATTACTACAATGCGGATATCTCTGGAGGATTTCAAGCCTCATTAAGACAGAACGCTACTTTGTTTATCAATAAGGAAGTGTTTAGAGAAGGATCTATTGAGTTGATATCTGTAGATATGACTAAAGGGAAATCCTCTGCTTATGAGATTGTGTTCTTTTCAGCAGGTGTAAATCTAAAGGATTTATTTGGAGATGATGAATTAACAGATCTTGATCTATCAGCATATAATCATGCGTATTCTGGATCAGTGATTAGAGGAGCGATGGAAGGAACTACTGCTCTTCATTCTGGGAATGTTATATACCCATTAATATCTCCTGTTAAAGATTGGCATTATAAATCCGCATCTAACGATCATAGCACAAACAACATTGCTTATCATACTACTAATGATGATCATGGTATCAATTACTACGAGTTGAAACCTGCTATCAGGATCAGCAAGTTGATTGATGCTATTGAAGCAAAATACGGAATCACATTCACATCTACCTTCTTCGCTAATTCTAAGTTTACGGATCTATTCCTGTGGGGACATAGAAGAGAGGGGTATATGTTCAAAGATCAGGCTAATGGCTTTACGGCTCAGAAGATAAACTTCACCTCAGCCACAGGATTGTTTAATGCTACAACAGATCTCTATACAAACAACAATGTGATAACAACTCTGATCTGGAAGTATAGTATTACATCAACAAATGACTACCAAGTACATTGGTATGTTAATGGTCAGTATGTGATGAGCAGACAACATTCAGGAAATGTTACCAATCAGGAAGTGTACCTAAATGCTTGGCTCAAGGGAGGTGATGAGGTTCAGATGAGATTCTCACCGCCTATAGATTGGGGAGGAGAGACAATAACTATTACAGGAAGCAGCATATCTGGAAGACCTTCAGAGAATGCAAACGATGTATTTACGGCAACAACAAGCACATCTCAATCGTTTTCTACTGATGTGATCATGAGCGATCAGATGCCAGAGCAGAAAGTTTATGACTTCCTTCTAGGTCTAGTGAAGATGTTTAATCTAGTGATTGAGCCTACAAGCAGAACAAAGTTCAATGTAGAACCGCTAAATGATTGGTATGCTTTAGGATCTAATTATGATGTTACGGATCATGTAGATGTTACTTCTGAGAAGGTAACAAGACCTGAACTATACAAGAGGCTATCATTCAATTATCAGGAGTCAGGATCATATCTAGAAGAGGCTTATAGGAATACCAATGGAGGGATAGGATATGGAGATGTAAGAGCAGATTTTACCTTTGATGGAGGCGAGTTGAATACAGAATCAACATTTGAGTTGATGAAATACCAGAAGCTAAATGACCTCAGCGGAGGTGTTACGGCATTCCTAGTAGGTAAGAGTGTTGATAAGGAGATAAAGCCTTATATCGGTCAGCCTGTAATCTTCTATTCACCTTCTACATTGAGCATATCTTCTAAGCCAATAGGATTCTTAGATGAGACAGGTCAAACAACAACCGCTTCTAATCAAGTGTATCTATGTGGGAATATAAACAACAGAGTTGCAGCAAGTGTAACACAGATGCTAACCTATGGACTTGAAGTTGATCCTTTTCACGAACAAAGTTTCATACAGACCTTATACAATCAATTCTGGGAAGATTATATCACAGATCTCTATTCAACTAGCAGAAGGGTATACTCAATGAAGGCAATCCTTCCTTTTAAGGTCGCTGCTCAGTTGAGAATGAATGATAAGCTAGATATCTCAGGTAGGAGATATATCATTAATCAGATCCAGATAAACCTCAGAACAGAGGAGGCTACTTTGGAACTTCTAAACGATGTGTGATGGAGTTGGGTTTTATAATTGAGCAACTTCAGAAAACAGATGCTATTGATCAGGATACGAGTATAGCAAAAGGGGAGTGGAAGATTATCACTAAATGGAGTGAAGCTAAAGAACAAATCAGATGGCAGTTAAGAAAGAGATAGAGATCAATGTAAATTCTAAAGGTGCTAAGAAGGGCATTGATGATGTTAGTAATAGCATTGATGGTGCTTCAGAGGCAACAAGCGGACTATCAGGATCTCTAGATAAGATGACAGGCGGTGCTATCTCAGGATTCAAGGGTGTAGTATCAGGAGCGAAGAAAGGTGTAATGGCTATGAAGTCTCTGAAGGTTGCTATTGCTGCAACAGGGATTGGTGCTATTGTCATTGCGGTAGTAGCCTTAGGAAAGGCATTCACTTCAAGTGAGGAAGGGCAAAACAAGTTTGCTAAGATCATGGGAGTGATCGGATCAATTACAGGAAACTTAGTTGATATTCTCGCTGACTTAGGAGAGAAGTTGATATCAGCATTTGAGAATCCTAAACAAGCCCTAATAGATTTTGGGAATCTTATAAAGGAGAATATCCAGAACAGAATAGAGGGTATTGTAGAGTTTATCCCTGCGGTGGGTAAGGCTATAAGCCTTGCTTTTAAAGGAAAGTTTAAAGAGGCAGGAAAAGTAGCAGCAGATGCAGCAGGAAAGGTTGCGTTAGGTGTAGAGAATGTTACAGATAAGATTGCTGATGCTACTAACAAAACAGGAGAGTTCATTGCTGAACTTCAGAGAGAGGCAGTCATAGCAGGTCAGATTGCAGACAAGAGAGCAGCAGCAGATAAGAAAGAAAGAGCATTAATTGTTGAAAGAGCAAAGGCAAATAGAACTCGTGCGGATCTTTTAGAGAAAGCCGTTAATAAGGAATTATTTACTGCTGAGGAGCGCATAGCATTTCTAGAACAAGCAGGTCAGTTAGAGGATGAGATAACTAACAAGGAGATTGAAGCAGCTAAGTTAAGATACGATGCTAAGGTTGCTGAAAATGCTTTATCAAAAAGCACAAAGGAAGATCTAGATGAAGAGGCTGCATTAAAGGCTAAGTTGATAAACCTTGAGACTGCTAAATTAACAAAGCAGAAGTTAGTAACATCTCAGATTGTAGCTGCTAAGAAACAACAGGAAGCAGAAGAAAAGGCTATCCAAGCAGAGATAGATAAAACAAATGCTGAGAGTGCAGCAGCCGAACAAGAGGCTATAAAAGCAGAAGCCGAAGCAAGACAGAAAATCCTTGAGGCTACTTTAGGAGCGCAGGATCTGGAGTTGATGAAAGCGAAGGATAAGTATCAGGCACTTATTGAGGAGGCTGAGAAATATGGTATTGATACAACGAATCTAGTAACTGCTCAAGCAGAAGAGATTAATAAGATCAATGCTAAATACGACAAAGAGGATTCTGATCGTAAAAAGAAGAAAGCAGCAGATGACAAAGCGGTTCAGGAAGCTACATTAGGTGCTATATCAGGAGCACTAGGATCTTTAAGTGAATTAGCAGGTAAGGATGCAGCGAGTGGTAAGGCTATAAGTGCTGCTCAGGCAGTAATCAATACTTACTTAGGTGCCACAAAGGCATTAGGTCAGGGAGGTATTGCAGGACCAATTGCTGCGGCAGGGGTGGTTGCTTCAGGTATTGCATCTATCAGAAAGATATACGCCACTAAGATTCCTGCAACGGCAGGAGGAGGATCAACACCTAGACCACAGGTATCAGTACCTAGTATAAACCCTAGATTATCGTTTGACACTCAGGCATCAGATCTAGGTAATCAGATCAGTCAGTCATTAGATAGATCTCCTGTGAGAGCGTATGTGGTTAATCAGGATGTGCAGACTGCTGAGAAGATGGATAGAAAAATAAAGGAAACGGCAACAATAGGATAGATATGAAGTTTTTTGAATTAGTGTTAGATGAGGAGAAACTCCTTCATGGTATAGATGCAATCTCCATTGTGGAGCATCCTGCTATTGAGGAGGACTTTATCACAATGAGTAAGGATCACAAGTTTGAATTTAAGGAGATAGATCAGGAGAAGAAGATTCTGATGGGTGCTGCTATGATTCCAGAGAAGCCGATCTATAGAGTGGATGGTGATCAGGAGTATTATGTATTCTTTACGAAGGAAACGATAAAGAGAGCCTCTGAATTATATTTGATGAATGGTAAGCAGGGAAACGCTACGCTAGAGCATCAGGAAAAGATCTCAGGCTTATCATTGGTTGAGAGTTGGATCATTGAAGATCCTGAAAAAGATAAGAGCAGAGCATATGGCTTAGAGTATCCTGTGGGAACTTGGATGGTTTCAATGAAAGTTAATAACGAAGATATTTGGAACGAATATGTCAAGAGCGGTAAAGTCAAAGGCTTTAGCATTGAAGGATGGTTCTTACAGCGAGAATCAGCTATTGAAATCAATACAGAACTATCAAGAATTGAGCAAGAAGAAGGAGAGCACCTACTTTCACTTTATCTATTGGGACTGACCAAAGGTGTTATTAAAAACGATAAGAGGTACAAGAATGGAAAAAAATTGGACCTTGAATCATACAGAGATTATCCTGATTCAGTATCTAACAATGCAAAAAAGGGAATTGCCCTTAATGAGAAGCAAGGCAACAAGTGCGCTACTCAAGTGGGTAAAGTTAGAGCACAGCAGTTAGCACAGAAACAGCCTGTATCAGTATCTACCATTAAGCGTATGTATAGTTACCTAAGCAGAGCGCAAGAGTATTACGATGAAGGAGATACCACTTCTTGTGGTTATATTAGCTATATGCTGTGGGGTGGTTTAAGTGCTAAGAGATGGGCAGAGAGTAAATTAAAGGAATTGGATCAGATTTGAAAATGACCCAAAATTGTAATAAATCGTTGTTTAATTAGAAAAGTTCAGAAAAATGAATCTACAAGAAGTATTCAAAAAGATTGAGATGGCTCTTACACCTAGTGAAGATGCTGCTCCTGAAGTTCAGGAAGAAGTGAAAGTTGAAATGGCTACAATGAAACTCGCAGGAGGTGTTGTAGTAGAAGCAGAAGCGTTTGAAGCAGGTGAGAATGTTTTCCTTATTGGCGAAGATGAAGAGAAGGTAGCTGCTCCTGTTGGAGAGCATGAGTTAGAAGATGGTCGCATTCTTTGTATTGAAGAAGAGGGTGTAATCTACGAGATCAAAGAGGCTGGTGCTGCTGAAGAAGTTGTTGAAGAAGAAGCAACAGAGGAAGTTATGGAAGAGGAAGAGATGTCATATGTAAGCAAAGAAGAGTTCACTGCTGCTATTGACGAGGTTAAGGAAATGATCGCAGCTATGATGCCTAAGGAAGAGCAATCTGCTGATGAAGTTTCTGAAGAGGTTCAAATGAATGAAGAAGCTACTGAAGAGGTAGTTGAGGAGAAGGTAGAGATGAGTGCTGATGAAGTACCTGCTGCTAAGAAGGTCGCTGCTGCTCCTGTAGAAAAGAAACCAGAGATGCACAAGTTTGCGAATAAAGGTCGCAAAGATTCTTTGGCTCGTGTTTTAAGTAAGTTATCATAATTAAATAAAGAAGAAAAATGGCTACAACCACTTCAATTACTACCACATATGCTGGTGAATTTGCAGGGAAATATGTTTCTGCTGCATTATTAAGTGCCGATACACTTGAGGGTGGCGGTATTACTATCAAACCTAATGTAAAGTACAAAGAGGTACTAAAGACTTTGTCTTTGGATGCAATCGTTAAGGATTCAACTTGCGATTTTACTGATACTTCTACATTGACTCTTGCTGAGAAGGTTCTTACTCCTGAGGAGTTCCAAGTGAACCTTGAGTTGTGTAAGAGCGACTTTGTAAGCGATTGGGAAGCAATCTCAATGGGTTACTCTGCTTTTGATGAATTACCTTCTAACTTCTCTGACTACTTGATCGGTCATGTTGCTGCTAAAGTTGCTCAGAAGATGGAACAAAACATCTGGAATGGTACTAATGCTACTGCAGGTGAGTTTGATGGTATCACTAAATTATTGGCTGCAGATGGAACTGTAATAGATGTAACAGGTACTGCTGTAACTGCTGCAAATGTTATTACTGAATTGGGTAAAGTAGTTGATGCTATCCCAACCGCAGTATACGGAAAAGAAGATCTTTACATCTATGTAGCATCTAATGTTGCTCGTGCTTATGTTCGTGCATTAGGTGGATTCGGTGCTTCAGGTCTTGGTGCTAATGGTGTGAATAACGAAGGTACTACTTGGTTCAACGGAAGCGATCTAGCTTTTGATGGTGTTAAGTTGTTCGTATGTCCAGGTATGGCTAACAACGATATGGTAGCTGCTCAGAAGAGCAACTTGTTCTTCGGTACAGGTTTGTTAGCTGACCATAACGAAGTGAAACTTATTGATATGGCTGACATTGATGGTTCGCAGAATGTTCGTGTGGTAATGCGTTTTACTGCAGGTGTTCAGATCGGTATTGGTGCTGACATCGTATACTACACTTAAGAAGTAGTTTAATTAATAATTAAGGGGCAGGTAGGCTAGTGCTTGTCTGCCCTTTTTTAATAAAAAATATATGGCTTGTCTATTAACAAAAGGAAGAAACGAACCCTGTAAAGATGTTGTTGGTGGTATCACGGCAGTATACTTTGCGGACTTCGGTACATTAGGTGCTATCACATATGATGGTTCAGATACCGATGTGATTGATGCAATTGGCGGTGATGCTGATTGGTATAAGTTTCAAGTAAAAGGGAACTCAAGTTTTGAACAGGCGGTAACATCTTCTCGTGAGAATGGTACTACTTTCTTTGAGCAAACTTTGAATCTAAACTTCAAAAAACTATCTAAGCAAACTCACAACCAATTGAAACTACTTGCTTATGCTCGTCCTCATGTAGTTGTAGAGGATAACAACGGAAACAAGTTCATGATGGGCTTGGACTATGGTGCTGATATTTCAGGTGGTACAATCGTAACAGGTGCTGCAATGGGAGATATGAGTGGTTATACTTTGGTGTTTACGGCACAGGAGAAGATCCCTGCGAACTTCATAGATGCTACGATTACTGCTGAAGCTGCAGTTATTTCTGACATCTAAGATCTGATCTTAATACAATCAAAAAAGCCCTTCCATTACGGAGGGGCTTCTTTTTTGGTAGCAATGCTACCTAAGAGAGATGAACTATGCAAATGTAACCATTATATTCCTTTTGGGTTTTATAATTAGATGATAATTGTAAAAGAAAATACAACGGCTCAGATCAAGATGTATCTCAGGGACTTTACAACAGAGTCTTTTGAGATAGAGATTATATCTGAGGATCAAAGAGTAGAGAAAGTAGATGCAGCAATCTCTGGATCATATGATGACTTCAGAAAGGTGCTAACCTTCTCTTATAATGTTTCCGCTTTAGTAGCAGAGAGTTTTTATGTTGTCAAGATTTGGGAAGTGGAGAAAATCAAACTACTTTCACAAGACAAGATGTATATCCTTCCTTCAGGATCTTCAGTAGCAACTTATCAACCTAAGTTAGCTATAACAGAGAAAACGATGGATAACGAGTTTAAGATTTATGGAGAATAGTCAGTTCAAGTTTGTGCAACTATCTAGTTATACTAGCCCTGTTGTAAGTGAAAACGCAAGAAAGGGTTGGGTAGAATATGGAGATGATAATGATTATTTTCAATACCTGATAGATAGATTCAATGGATCTCCTACAAACAATGCAGTAACCTCTGGAATCATTGACATGATCTTTGGGCAAGGTATTGATGCTACAGATTCAGGTAAGAATCCAGAAGGATATCTTCAGTTGAGAAAGTTGATCAAGGATCAGGAGTTGAAGAAAGTAATCAATGATTACTATATGCTAGGCAATGGTGCTTTTCAGTTGATCTATAATCAGAATAAGAGTAAGATTGTTGAGGTGTATCATATGCCTGTAGAGACTCTTAGATCAGAGAAATGTAATGAAGAGGGAGAAGTTGAGGCATATTACTATGCTTATAATTGGGATGAGGTTAGAAGTAAAAAAGGTGTTGATCGCATTCCTGCTTTTGGTTATGGCTCACAAGGAGATAAAGTTGAGATCTTATACTTCAGACCTTATCGCAGTGGCTCTTACTATTATTCCCCTGTTGATTATCAAGGTGCATTACCTTATGCAGAGTTAGAGGGAGAGGTAGCCAACTATCATATCAATAACATCAAGAACGGACTTGCTCCTTCCATGATTGTGAACTTCAATAATGGAGTTCCACCTATGGAGGAAAGAGATAACATTGAGTCTCAGATTAAGCAGAAGTGGGGAGGATCAAGCAATGCAGGGAAGTTCATTCTTTCCTTTAATGATTCAGCGGATACTGCTGCTTCTATTGAGCCTGTTCAGTTATCAGATGCTCATAATCAATATGAGTTCCTTTCCAGAGAATCACAACAAAAGGTTTTGGTAGGTCATAGAATCACTAGCCCTATGTTATTTGGTGTTAAGGATCAGACAGGATTAGGTAATAATGCTGATGAGATTAAGACTGCATTCACTTTGTTTGATAATAGCGTGATCAGACCTAAGCAGAATCAGGTGATAGATGCCTTAAATCAGATTTTAGCTTTCAATAATGTTTCTTTGAATCTATACTTCAAGACTCTTGCTCCATTAGAGTTTACAGAGGTTGAGGATGTAGATGATCAGGAAGTGATAGAGGAAGAAACAGGAATCAAGATGGCTGCAAATCCTGAGTTCACGAAAGAGGATGAAAAGGAATGGTTAGAATACCTTGCAGATAAGGGAGAAGATGTCAATGAAGAGGAATGGGAATTAACTGCTGTGCAGGATGTCTTAGATCCAGATAATGAAGATCAGATCATAGAGGCTATCACTTCTGTGAACATGGCTGCAGTTTCTTCATATGGCGATGCTGAGGAGAGATCTTCAGGAGATGCAGGTATGTTTAAGATTCGCTATAAGTATTCAGGATCATTAAGTGATAACTCAAGAACATTCTGTGTTGAGATGGTTGGATTGTCTGATTCAGGGAAGGTCTATAGAAAAGAGGATATCAATCAAATGAGTTTCTCTGGAGTTAATGGTCAATTCTCACCTAAGGGAAGAAGCACATATTCTATCTTCAAGTATAAGGGAGGAGCGTATTGTCATCATAAATGGCAGCGATTAATTTACACTAGAAAGAGATCAGGAGGTAAGTTCTTACCAAAGAGCGAGACAGAGGCATTAGAGAACGATAAGAAAGTAGCACCTTCACAGGCTTCGGCAGCAGGTGTTCCTCAGAGCAAGATCAATCCTAAGGATTATGATACTGCAAATACTCGTCCTATTGATATGCCGAACAGAGGAAAATTGAACTAATATGGCACAGATACTATTTGTCAGCCCTGCTGATGTTATAAAGAGAACAGGGATTAACGGAAATGTTGATCGTGATCAGATGATTCAATTCATTAAGATCGCTCAGGATATCCATATTCAGAGTGTTTTAGGAACTAAGCTATTCAATAAGATAGCAAGTGATATAAATGGTGATGCTTTAACAGGAGACTATTTAAGCCTTTTTACGAACTATATTCAGGATATGGTAATCCACTATGCCGCAATAGAGATATTGCCTTATATCCACTTTAAAGTAGCAAATGGAGGCATCTACACTAAGGGATCAGAGAATGGTCAGAGTGTAACGAAGGAGGATCTTGATTATTTAGTACAGAAAGAAAGAGATGTTGCGGAGCATTATGCTCGTAGATTTGTAGATCATATGGCATTCTACAACTCAAAATATCCAGAGTACAACACTTCATCTAATGATGATATGTACCCTAGTAAGAATCAAAACTTCAACGGATGGGTTTTATAGTAAAGCAAACCTATAAACCGAAAGTGGAGAACATCCAGAAGTTAAAGAAGTATCTCATGAAAAAGAATAAGAAAAATGGGTAACGGCTACGGAGCAATATACGGAAGCACTTGGTGGGGTTCACAGAACGACATCAACTTTAACGAGATTAGCTACTACATCTATGCAGTAGACCAACTAAAGACACGAGCATTAGCTGATGGTGCTATTATGGAAGGCTTTGGATGTGCGAGTGAGGCTATCCGTACTATGGGTGAGAGAGATTCAGCAGAGGAATTGTTTGTTGCTTACAACACGAGAGTTGT